TCTTTCTACTTCTTCAAAATTTTGTTGAGCAACCATGATACCACGATCCAAACCCTCTTCATGTGTTTCCGCAGGAAATGGATCATTCGCAATATAATCTATCGCTTGTGTTTTGGGAACATTCCGTCTCAGTACAACAGTTTGTACGAATAATTACTTCAAGATCAGCATCAATAATAATTTTAAATGCGTAAACAAAATTAGCTTGACTACCTGTGCCGGGATAAAGATTTTTAATAATTGTTGTTGATACTGTCATGTTACTTCTTCTATATTAAATTAACTATTCTATGTCTAGTTTTATTATATAGACCTCTTTCTTATAATAACGATTTACTGCTTCTTTAGCACCATTAATCATGTCTTTCAAGACAATATTTGTTAAATGTAATTTTTCATCTGCTGAAGAATTTGGATTTTCATTTATATTTTTAATTACTTGTTCTTGAACTGCCATAGCTCTATAAGCCACTTCTAATACAACCCAATTTTTTGGCAACTTTGCTCTTTCTTTTTTTGCTTTTGCAATTTCTCCTCTTTTTTCAAGAAGATTAGCAGCTTTAATTCTTGCGTTTACAGGTTCAAATAATTTTCTAAAATCTGTTACTGGTTCTGCATTTCTATCTGGATTTTTTATATTAATTGCTTTTATTATGGGATATTCTGATAACATTTTTGTTCGTTTTTGAGACCTATCTATAACTCCTGCAGCATCTAATAATTCATCTGATAAAGCTAATATATAGCCACCTATTCCACCTGTCCAACCTCTCCAACCATTTTCTAAAACTAATGGACTAGACCATTTTGAAAAATCATCACCATTAATTTTTCTAATTAATCCAGCTATTAATTTTGTTGTTTCAGAAGTAAAATCTGTAAATTGATATTCAGATGGTATATTTTCTAATCCCATAGGAATAATAGGTCTATCAAAAAAGAAACTTCTATTATTAGCTGCTTCAAAAAAAGGTTTTACAATATCTGGTATAGGAACTATTCCTTTAAATAATTGAACTAATGTTGCGTCTCCAAATTTTTCTAAAGCTTTAGGGTCTTTATCATAAAAATAATCTAAAAATCTTTCTGCACCAGTTCCAAATACTAATCCTAATTCAAATGGTTTAGCTATTGGATAATATGTACCATTAATTCTAATGTTCCAAAATAAATCTTTTCTCCATTGAGGTAAACTTTGATAATCCGGATCATTATGATTAGCAAACCATAAAGCTACTGAAGGTGCTGTTATATACATAAAATTTTTTGCTAAAGTTTGAGCTGGTCTTTCTTTAAATGCTTTTGCAGTTTGATTTAAACCTTGTATTCTTGCGTTAAAAAAAGCAGACAATTGGTTTAATCCATTAATTGAATGACCCATTCTTTTATAATCTATTGGATTATCTCTAGTTTCAACTGCAGCTTTTTTTAAAGCCTGTGTATTATCTAATCCTTCTTTTAAATTTCTTTTAAGAGCTAATTTATAAACACCCATTCTATTAATTTTTTCAGAAAATTCAACATACACTCTAAAATATTCTGGAAGATTTTTAATAATATTTATTGGATTTGTTTTATTTAAATATGATTTTACTGATTTATTAAAATATGTTCTATCTAAAGTAATTATAGAATTTTGTAATGCTTCAGATTTTAAATATTGTTCATAAATTGATTCTAAACCAAATGCTTTTCTTGTTGGTTTTATAACCATTGCTAAACCTACTATAGTTTGTGCAAAAGGTGGGTACCATCCTTTACTTTGTATAGACCCACCAAAAGCATCTCTTGGTATGTTGTTATACATAAACTCAGCAGCTCCTGTTGCACCAAGTCTTAAAGTTTTTGATGGTAAAGATAAAAAATCAGCAACAAGTTGAAATGTTCCTTTATCATAAATTTTAGTAGGTCTGGCAAATGTTTCTCCTACTTCCCAAACTTCTCTTTTACCATTTCTATAAATAACAATTTCTGTATCTTTTAACATTCCAGATTCTTTTCTAAATACTGAAAACCCTTCAGCTACAGATGACTTTAAACTAGCAGGATTTTCAACTATGTTTTCTAATTCTTTAGATGTAATTTTAGTTTCTTTGGTTCTTTTTTCTGATAATTGAACTTCAGTAAAAAAATTTTTATCTACCTTTCTTCCTTTTTCAATCATTTCTATAAAAGAAACATTGGCTTCATTTCTTTTTGCAATAGTAATAAATGTATAAATATTATTATATATACTTTCAAATGGGTCTTTAATTTTTTTTGTACTACCTTTAAAATATTTTAATGGATTTCTTACATTTGTAGAAAAATTACCTTGACCAGCTTCATCAAGAAAATCTCTAAAAAATGGAACAAAATCTTTATTAGCTTTTAATGCAGCTTCATAAACTTCTTTAGAAAGTACACCAGAATCATGTAAATATTTAAGAGATAATTCTGATACTTTAACAATTTCTTTAAATGCTTGTTCAAATTTAGGATTTTCTTTAACAAATTTTTTAGCAGATTTTATATTAACACCTGTTTCAAATCCTTGTGTTGATTTTTCTATTGCTCTTTTTGATATAGCATATCTTATAAAATCTTTATAAATAATTTCTGTATTAATTTTATATTTTGTAAATATACTTCTAAGAGAAGGTCCAACAATATCTCCTGTTTTAAAATCCATTGCTCCTTTTTCTATAAATGCTTCTATAGGTCCTCTAACTCCATTTAATAATTGAAAATTTTCATAAGGACCTACTTTAGTTTGATATTCAATTCCTAATTTTCTTGCTTTTATTTCAGCTCTTTTAAAAACATGATTTTTATCTATAAGATTATAAAATAAATTATCTACAAAATTTTTTGTTTCAAATATTTTTTTAGGTGGTGCTTCATAAGAAATGGATTTATCTAATTCTATTCTTACGTCATTTCTTATTTCATTTTTTAATGTTTCAGTTTTATCTATTGAATTTTCCGTTTTATTTATTTGATCTCTAGCTTTATCTAGTTTTGATTCAAGTTTTTTAATTTCTAATATAATTGGTTCTAATTTTTTATTTGTTCTAGTTGATAATTTTTCTGAAACTGCACGATTTATATCAGCAACAGTAGCATCTGGATTGTTTTTTCTAACTTCTAAAACAGTTTCTTTATAAATTTTAGATTTAACTTTGTTATCTTTATTATTTTTTTCTCTTTCTAATTTATAAATTTCTTGATTTTTCTTTTTTAATTCAGTTATTTTTTCTTGTGTTTTTAAATTTTCTTTTATAGTTAATAAATCTTTATCCATTTTTTCAAAAGTAATATCAGCATCTCTTCTAATTGTTTCTGTTGTTATTTTTTCTGGAACAATATCTCTATAGGCTCTTGGTATTTCTGTATTTTTTGAATTAATATCTTCCCATATTGTTCTGTCTTTAACTAGATCATCAAGAATATCTACAGGTTTTTTACCTGTTTTAGCTACAATGTTATCTATTTTTTTTTTAGATGCTTTAATATTAAAAGGTGCAAACAATAAATTAGTTACAGCAAAATCTTCAAGAGTAGGTAAATCATCACCCATAGCAACACCAACCGCTGTGTAAGCTGTAGATTGTGCTATTGTTGATCCTACAATATTATTAGTAAAAGGTTTTATAAAAGGTAATCCGGGAACTTTATAAGCAGCATATAATTTTGCTCCAGTTTTTGCTCCTTCACTTAATCCTTCTTCTATAAATATATCCCACCATTCGGCAAAATTTTTTACTTCTCCTCTTTTTAAGGCTTCTGTATAAATACCTTGAACTACACCAGCAGAAAAACCACCACCAAACATTGATCCACCACCACTTCTGGTTGTTAAACCTCCAACTAATGCACCCGGTAGAAATGTTGGTAGTTCGGCAACTAAACCTACAGCACCCTCTGTTAATTTTTCTAAAAATCCCGTACCATCTGGTTCGGGTTGTTCAGTTTCAAAACCTAATCCTCCACCACTATGATATTTAATTATTTTATTTATACCAGAACTTCCTATTGCTCTTTCAAAATAAGGTTTAAATTGATATCTTTCATCAGTACCAAATAAAAATTTTTCTATTTTATCTGCCGTGGCTCCAACTTCTACATCCTCATCTACATCTGAAATTCTTGAATAATCAATATTTTCATCTGGTTTTACATCTTTTTCTACTTCCTTTGAAATAGATTGCCAATATTTTTTAATATCTGTTCTATTATATTTTATATCTCCAAATGCTTGAGTTATTTTTTCAACAGGAATATCTGCCTGTTTCATTTCTAAAATTTTATTTTCTTTAAATTCAGTTATTTTTTCAAGAGGAACTCCTGCTGAAATCATATTATTAATTTGATCTACAACTAAAGGCATTATTGAGCTTTCTTTTTTATTTCATATTCTTTATATTCTGCAGAGTTTAACCAATCATCTGCTGTTTTATATTTATCTGGATTCCATGGTGGAGGTAATAACACTTTTGTTTCAGTTGCTTCAATTGATTTTAAAGAAAGAATTTTTGTAAGAGCATCTTTATCTGGTTGATATGTTTTATAATTTTTACCAATAAATTTTTTATTTTTTGGGTCTAACATTTCATCTGCTGTATCACCTTCTTTAAGTCCTTTTGCAAAAAGAAATATCATTGATGATTGAAAATTATTTAATCTATTATCAGTAGTAGTATCTAGATAATTTAAAACACTTGGTCCTTGAATATATGTTTGAAGATTTTCAATCCTAGAATACAATTTTTGATGATCTTTTATAAATGTTTTATTTTCTATATTGGGTAAAAGGTAATTTAAATAAAAACCAAATTCTTGTTTAGAAACTCCATCTCCAACTCTTTGTGTAATACTTTTAGCTTCTGTTTCTCCATCCAAAATAAATGGAGTAATATGATCTGTAACCTCTCCAGACAATATTGCTTTTTGAATATCAAAATTTTTATAATAATTGTTTACATTTGAAAATTCTTTTTCTCCAATTTTTGTAGACAATTCAACTACTTGTGATTTAGATTGTTGTTCATAATTATTTGTAGGTTCACCAAATATTTTATTAACTTCTAATAAATTTAATGTTTCTAAATTTTTTGAAGTGCTATAAAATTCTCTATATTTGTTAATACTTTCATCTTTTTGTTCGTTAAGTATTGAAGTATTTCTATTACTTAATTCTGAAGTATTTGCTCTTCTTATTTTTTTAGCTTCAATTATTATAGATGATCTGTCAGATTCTGAAAGTGTTTGCCATTTTTTAATTTTATCTACATTTCCATTAAATGTTTGTTTTATTATTCCCTCATATTCTTCTAGTATATCTTTAGATGTGGTGTCTTGCTTAAGTTCCATACCAGATGTAAAATATATTGTATTAGAATTTAAAATAGTTTGATCCGCTAAAACTAATAATTGACTTTTTTGATCTAAAGATAAATTTGTAAATTTAGAAATATTTTCTTTTAATTGATAGGGATTTTCTGTTGCTAAAGAATTTCCTAATTGTATTTCTCCAAAAATTAAAGCTGTGTTAAGCTCTTCTTTTAAAACACCTTTTTCTGTAATACTTGATTCTTCATTTAATCTTGTTTCTATTCTACTTTTATAAATTGGCAAGTATTCCATACCATTTAAAACTAAAGCCAAACCTTCTTTTAAAACAACATCATTGGTTATTTTTTTAGTTTCTAAAATTTGTTCTTGTCTTGATCCTAATAAAGCCTTAGATTTAAATAATCCTGCTGTAGCATAATATTTTTTTTCTAATGCTTTTTTTGTAAAATTATCAAAATTTTGTAATTTATTTGTTTTAGCATAATCCCATAGTTTATTAACATTAGAATCAAATAATGCCGCAGCTTCTAATGGTTTAGAATTTGTCTGAGTTTCTGATTGAATACTATATAAACCTTTTGTTCCATTTTCTTGATTAATAAATAATTCATTTAAAGCTAATGTTGCTTTGTTATCAGCTTCTAGTTTTGCTTCTTTAACATACTCATCTTGTATATAGTTAGTTAAAGATTTTGTTGCATTATAAATATTATCTGATGGATTTATACTAAGATTGCTTTCTACACTACCAGATTGAGAAGTCATATTTACTTGAGATTTATATGTAGGTATTTTTGGCATACTATTGATTCCTTGATCTATTTGTAGATTTTGATTGTAATCTTAAATTACTTGAATTGTTATTTGTTGGGTTTCTATCTTTGTGATCTACATCCCTACCCAATATACTTGATCCAAGTTTTTTTTTCATTATATTTCTTGCTCCATTTCTTCCAGCTCTTCTTTTTTTTTGATCTGGTTTAGAATGGTAATTTTTATATTCTGATTTATAATTTCTCATTATTATCCTGTCATTGTTAATAATGAACTTCCAACACTACTTGCTATA